GCTTGATCAGTTGGTCTACACAGACGAGAACGGTGTTAGAAAGCTGAGAGAAGAAGATCGAGCGCAAACAGGATGGCTTGTTACAAACTTTTTACCAGCAATGAATGAACAGACAGCTCTCTTACGTAGAGTAGCTAATGTAATGGGTATTAGTGTAATAAACATGGCTACATTTGGTGCATTATCAGAGCGTGAAATGGCGATGGCAATGGCTACAAACTTAGACTTAATGTTGCCTGAACAAGAATTAGTAGATTACATTGATGAAATGATTATTGCTAAACAGAAATTAGCTAGAGTCATGTATGACCGTGTAGATGAAATTCAGTTTGATCCAAACATGACATATACAGACTGGATGAAAAAGACTACTGAAAGAGCTAAAGAACATGATGATCATAGATACCATAATCTTTCTAAAAGTCAGCAACAAGATTTAGAAGAAATAATTGCAGAAGGTAATTATGCTGATGGCTTTACTGGAAGAATGTTATGGAATACATTTAACTTAGATCAAAGAAAAGGATTTATGTAATGAGTGATTTTAAAAACAAAATACAAGCTACATTAAACCAAGCACAACAAAAAGCAGAAAACCCTGATGGTGTCGGATTTAGTGAAGAAGCAATTGAAGAAATTACAGCCTTATCACCAAAAATAGATCAGGTTACACTCAATGAGGTACAAGCTGAAGTTGAAGATCAAAAAATGAGAGCATTAGCACAAGGCTTAACCTTTGGTTTTGCAGATGAGTTAGAAGCGTTTGGTAAAGCATTATTAAATAAAGACGTTACTTATGAACAAGCTAGAGATGAAATTAGAACAAAAGTAAGTCAGTACCAAGAAGCAAAACCGGGTGAATCACTAGCTATAGAGATAGCAGGTGCAGTTGTACCTACTGTTGCTAGTTTATTTGGCGGCCCAGCAGGTTGGGCAAAAGCTATGCAAACTATCACACAATTAGGAACTAAATTAGCTGGTCGTAAAAGTATAGGGGAAGTAGCACATCTATCAGGTAAGCAAGGTGCAGCGTATTCTGTTGGAACAGGTGAAGAAGGAATAGTAGAGGACTCAAAAAACGCACTGGGTGGTTATGTAGCTGGTGCCACACTTGGTACAGTTATACAAGGTGGAGGTCAACTTGCGTCAGAAGGCATGTCAAGATTGTTATCTACAGAAATAGGAAAGAAATATTCGCCAGTTGTTAGAGAACAAATGCAAATGCTAATTGATAAGACAGGTTTAACAGCTCAACAGGTTATTGATCAAGTTAAACAAGGCAAACTTGTTATTGATAATGCAACACTACGAGCCGCGATAAAAGCTCTTACAGGAACTTTAGGTGACGCAGGTCAAACTATTACTGATGTTGCAAAACGCAGACCAATTGACACTAGAAAAGATTTGCTAGATCAAATGCAAATGAATGTGAACAGAACAAAGTCTGAAGTGAACGTACAAGAGTTATACAGATTGTCAGATGATGCATTACGTGAAAATGAGTCTAAACTGTATAAAACATTATTTAAAGATATAAACCCACAACTGCCACCAAGTTTAGCTAAAAATCTTGAAGGCACAATGCAAATGTTTCCACAAATGTTTGATGAACTTAATGCTATTTACAGATCAACACCGGGCAATCTAGTACCATTTTATGAAATTGGCAAAAACGGAGCGTTAAAAATTATTAGGTCACCATCATTAGAAGATGCAGAAATAGTGTACAGAGCCTTGCGTGACACACCTAGAATGAACGTGAATAAAACACTTTTATCTAATATGGATCAAGCAGTTAAAGACCTGAAAAAACAAATTGATGACTTTAGTCCTGACCTTAAATTTGTAAGAGAACAGGCTAAACAAACAAGAGTTGGTAGAGATGCATTTTTATATGGCGAAACGCTATTAGGTCAAAACCCTGAAAAAGTAGCATTAGAAATTAAAAAATTTGAAAAAACACCGGGTGCAATGGATGCGTTACGTCAAGGATTTATGTCTACGTATAAGTTTAGATCACAAACACCACAAACAATCAAAAGCACAGCAGATGAAACTAAAGCATTTAATAAAATTGTGCAACTTGTATTTCCTGAAGGTCAAGCAGACGATCTCATTGCTAGAGCAAGAGTTGCGGGCGATGCAGTTGATACAAAAAACTCAATTATTGGTGGCACAACTACATCTAGGGAGCAAACAGCTATTGATCAAATGACACAAGCCGCAGCATTAGCAAGATTTAAACAGAATCCTACAGATATAGCTTCAGGAATAACTGTTGTTAAAAACATGATTTCAAACAGAGCGCCTAACATAAACGCTAAAGACGCTCAAGATATTGCTGAACTAGTAACAACAAAAGACTTTAAACTATTACAACAGGCATTAGTTGATGAATCTAAACTACCATTATTTGTGAAAATATTAGACTCAGCAATATATGGTGCATCAAGAACAGCCGCTTCAGGTACTGCCAAATTAGGTGGTGATCAAGTACAAGAAGATTTGTTAAGCAGTAGTGGTTTGATGGATTATGTTGGTAGCGCAGTTAGTGATAGTATAGGTAACTTAATGCAACAAAATTAATAGAGGATACAATGGCACATACAGAATTAAAAGCAATGAGTGAAGATGATGTACAGAAAATAGCACATGAAGCTGTACAAAGTGCAATCAATTTTGTTGAAAGTGAAATAGCTGAAGATCGTATTAAGTCACAACGCTACTTTGAAGGTGAAGTAGACATTGGTCAGGAAGATGGAAGATCAAAAATAGTATCTACAAAGGTTCGTGATACTATTAGAGCAATTAAACCTAGCTTAATGCGTGTATTTCTATCTTCAGAGCATCCAGTTGAATTTATACCTACAAGCCAACAAGATGTTAAAAGCGCAGAACAAGCTACAAGGTACTGTAACTATAAGTTTGGTGAGTTAAACGGTTACACGCTTCTTAATGACGCTATACACGATGCATTAGTTAAAAAGACAGGTGTATTAAAGGTGTGGTGGGAGGATAACACAGAAGAAGAATTTTTTAGCTTTAGTAACGTCACAGAAGAAGAAATGTTAGCTATTGTTAATGAACCTAACGCTACAGTTATAGAACAATCTATGGAAATGGCTATGGAAATGGGTGAGGATGGCATGGAAATGGAAATGCCTGAATACACACTTAAAGTAAGCTATAAGAAAGAAAACGGAAAGCTATGCGTAGAAGCTGTACCACCCGAAGAATTTTTAGTAGATCGTAACGCTAGATCAATAGACGATGCATATGTCGTTGCACACAGATCAGAAATGAGAGTAGGTGATCTTGTACAGATGGGTTATGACTTTGAAGAAGTAAGTGAATTATCAGGTCTGTCATCAGATGATTCCTACACAGATACAGAAGCGTTTGAGCGTAAAGGTTACGAGCAAGACGAAGAACAATCAACAATGGACATCAGCATGAAAAAAGTTGCTGTTACAGAAGCCTACATGAAGATGGATAAGGAAGGCACAGGTGTAGCGTCAATGTACAGAATACTAATGGCTGGTGGTGATAACAAACTATTAGAGTGTGAGCCATATGGAGATGTGCCATTCGCAGTATTTGAAGTTGATCCTGAACCACACACATTCTTTGGTCGTAGTGTCGCAGACTTAGTTATGAATGATCAAGACTCTGCTACAGCTATGATGCGTGGCATGATGGACAACGTAGCGCTAACAAACTCACCAAGACAAGGTTATGTACAAGGTCAAGTTAATGTAGACGATTTAATGAACAATGAGATCGGTGGACTAGTGCGTATGAAATCTCCTCAAGCACTTGTTGATATAGCAACACCCTTTGTCGCAGGTCAGGTTTTGACTGCGATGCAATACCTAGACGATGCTGTTGAAGCTAAAACTGGAGTTAGCCGAGCTTCAATGGGTTTAGACCCGGATGCATTACAAAATACATCAGCGACAGCAGCTCGTCTACAAGCACAACAAGGTTCAGCGCAAATTGAAGTTATGGCTCGAAATATTGCCGAAGGTGGCATGAAAAGATTATTCCAACTAATGCTAAAGCTACTAGTAGAAAATAGCTGTGAAGAAACGCTTATGCGCTTACACGGTGATTTTGTGCCAGTTGATCCACGATCTTGGAATACATCAATGGATATGACTGTTAATGTAGGTTTAGGTACAGGTCGAGAGGAGTCAAGAGTAGCAGCTTTGAATCAAGCACTTACAATGCAAATGCAAATATGGACAACGTATGGCGCTCAGAACGGTTTAGTGACAATGACAGGTATAAGAAACACGCTTGGAGATATGTTAGGCATTGCAGGTATTAAGAATGTAGATCGTTACTTTAATCCAATGACACCTGAAACAGAAGCACAACTAATGCAACAACAGACTGAACAACAAGCACAAGCTGAACAGCAACTAACAGAAGCAGAAGCTGTGGTACAAGCAGAACAATACAAAGCTGATAAGAAGGCTGAAATGGATATGTTAAAAGCTCAGATAGACGCACAGAAAGCTATCTCAGTTGATGACAGAGAGCGTGATAAGATGGATCAGGATTTATTAATTAAGGCGGCTGAGATACTTGGTGAATACGGTACTAAGGTAGATGTTGAAACTATAAAAGGTCAACAACAGAAAGAAAGATACCCACAGCAATCACCAGCTGAAGCTGTTACAGGAGGTAGATTCTAGTGGCAAACAACTTATCAATAGTTGAAAAAAGCGCTAAAATGAGAACATTAAAAGCTGATGACACGTTTCAATTAGCTTTAAAAGAGATTACAGAACAGCAAGTAGCTGTGTTTGTAAATGCAGATTCGACAACGGATCAGCGAGAGGAAGCACACAATATAATTTGTGCGCTTAGAAAGATTGAGGATTATTTCGACTCCGTAGAAACGGATGAGGTAATGTACAATCATAAACTAACTAAGGGAGAATCAGCACCGTGAGTGAAACGACTGAACCTAAAGTAACTGACGTAGATAGTGCTTTAAATAGCATTCTAGAGCCAGTACAAGAAGAAACAACTGAAGCTGTAATTGAAGAAGAACAGATAACAGAAGAAGCAACTGAAGAAGTTGAAGATACTGCTGACTCTGATATTGAAGAAGAAGTTGAATCGGAAGAAGAAGTAGAAGATGAAGAAATCTATGCTTCAGAATCGGATGACGAAAACCACCTAGATGATGCAAGTCAAGAAGAACCTAGTCTTTATACTGTTAAAGTTAATGGTCAAGAAGAACAGGTAACCTTAGATGACTTAAAGCAAGGCTATAGTGGGCAGAAGTATGTCCAACAAGGTATGCAAGATGCTGCAACGCAAAAGAAAGAAGCTGTAGCAGTTTTTGAAGCCTTGACTAATGAACGTCAGCAACTAGCTGAGTTGTATCAATCGTTACAGAATGGTAATATTTCAGCGCCACCTGTGAAACCTACAAAAGAATTGTTTGATGCCGATCCTATCGGGTACATGAAACAAAACATGGAGTATGAAGAACAGAAAGCGCAGTATGATGCACAAATGGCGCAATTGCATGAAGTATCACAGAAATCAAGTGAAGCTGAAGCAAATGCAAAACAAGCGTATCTACAAGAACAAATGCAAGTATTACAACGTAAAATTCCTGAGTTTGCAGACTCTAAACGAGCAACTGCACTCAAGGAAGAACTTGTACAGTACGGAACTACTCATTATGGTTATACTACTGAGGAAATTTCGCAGATTACAGATGCAAGAGCGATAGAAGTGCTATACGATGCTTCAAGGTATCAGGCTACATTAAAGGGTAAATCAAAGGCTAAACAAAAGTTAAAGTCAGCGAAACCCATGATGAAACCGGGCGCTAAGAAACAACCAACTAGTCAAGCTAAAATACGTTCTCGCCAAAAGGCAAAACTTAGGGATTCAGGTAGCATTGATGATGCACTTGGATTAATTTTAAATTCATAATGGAGAATTATTATGGCACAACCAAGTAATACATTTGACAGTTATGATGCAAAAGGTATTCGTGAGGACTTAGAGAACGTCATTTATGACATCTCACCTGAAGAAACTCCTTTTTACTCATCGCTGAAAAAAGTAAAAGCAAGTAACACTTACCACGAATGGCAGACCGACTCATTAAGAAGTTCGGCTGCTAATGCACACATTGAAGGTGATGCAACAACTGCCGAGGCAAGAACTGCCACCGTCAGGCTGGGAAATTATACACAAATCTTCAAGAACGCAACCGTGATACCTGATACAGACGAAGGTCTTGATAAGGCCGGGCGTTCTGCTGAGATGGCATACCAGGTGCTGAAGATAGCTAAAGAGCAAAAGCTAGACATCGAGAAGGCATTGTTTGATAACAACGCTTATGTCGCAGGTAATGCGACAACTGCTCGTGAACTAGCAGGTTGTGGTGCTTACGTCACAACTAATGTTGCAAACATCGGTGGATCAGGTGGTGCAAACCCAACTGGCTCAGTACCGGGTGCAACAGCTCGTACTGATGGTACAGCTACTGTTTTTGCACAAGCAGACTTTGATAGTGTTATGCAGTCTATTTGGGAAGAAGGTGGTAAGCCTGATACTGTATATCTAAGTGCGTTCCAAATGAACAAGGCACTAGGATTTACTGGTATGAACAACCAACGCTCTACAATTGGTGCAGCAGTTGGTGGTACTAACGCAGTTGTAAACGCAGTAGACGTGTATGTTACTCCGTGGGGAACAGTTGACTTTGTTCCTTCTCGTGAGAACAGATCACGTGATGTGTGGATTATGCAGTCTGATATGTGGGCATGTGGAATTCTTAGACCAACTAAGAATACTGAACTAGCCAAGACTGGTGATAATACAACACGTCAAGTATTGACTGAACTTACGCTTATCTCTAAAAACGAGAAGGCTTCAGGTTTAGTTGCTGACTGTACTACTTCATAATGAGGTAGAATATTAGGTGTGGGGAGTCCTCCTTAATCTCCCCACACTTAACGTGGGAGATTTGAGCTAAGTTTCCCACACCAAATTTGAGATAATATGAAAGTAAAAGAACAAGTACAATACAATCAAAAAGAAGATAAGATAGAGATTGCACGTACATTTGATAATGCACCTAGCCTAGACAGAGCAAATGATTTAAGACAGGCAAAGGTGGGTTTAACTGGTGAGAATCGTCTTGTAGGCTCTATACCTTTACACATCATGGCTCAATGGTGCAAGGATGCAGGAGTACAATGGGATGATATAGAAGCGAGAAAAGAAGTTGTCAGAAAAAACATTCTTAGTGGTGAGTTTGACAAATTCCGAGTATGGCAAGGAACTTTTTAGGAGATAAGAAATGGCAGATACAACTACTACTACGTTCTCTTTGACAAAGCCTGAAGTGGGAGCTTCTGCTGATACTTGGGGAACAAAACTAAACACTAACTTAGATTCACTTGATGATCTGTTAGATGGCACAACAGCAATTAAACCAAATCTAACAGCAAGTCAATGGAAAGTAGGTGGTACAGCAATTACCTCAACTGGAGCAGAACTTAACATTCTTGATGGTGTTACATCTACTGCGGCAGAGTTAAATATTCTTGACGGTGTTACGTCAACAGCAGCTGAACTAAATTTATTAGATGGAGTTACAGCTACTACAGCAGAACTTAATTATGTAGATGGTGTTACAAGCGCAATACAAACACAACTAGATGCAAAACTAGCATTAGCAGGTGGCACTATGACAGGTGATTTGTTGTTAGGTTCAAACAAAATAGGCGCTGATGCAGGTGATTACATTCAATTTACTGCTGACACTCAAATGGACTTTTATGTGAATGGCAATAACGAAATGCGATTAGAAGCTGATGGTGATCTACACGTTGATGGTGATGTGATTGCTTACTCAAGCACTACAGCATCAAGTATTGCATTAAAGCATGATGTAAACATTATTGATAATGCACTAGAAAAACTACAGGCTCTTAAAGGTGTTAGTTTTAAATATAACCATGACAACAGAGAAAGCGCAGGTGTTATTGCTGAAGATGTAAAAAGAGTATTACCTGAAGCAGTAAAAGTTATTCCACCTCAGTTTGGTGCTGAAAAAACAAGTTTAGGTGTAAACTATGGTGCATTAACTTCAATATTGATTGAAGCAATAAAGGAGTTAACTGCGAAAGTAGAAAAACTGGAGAAAAAATAATGGCAGTTAAATCATCAGGCGCAAATTTATCAATACAAGGTGACATTGTTGCTGAGTTTGGTGGTTCAGCACCTCATGCACTAAGTGAATACTATGGTGGTGGTGGACTTGTACCAGCGGGTGCAAATCCAGGTGTTGCAACATCAGGTCAGATAAACATCGGATCATTTTATGGCACAGTAGCGGCTACTGTATTAACTATATCTAGTAATACCAATGACTATAACATTAAAACTGCAGCAGTTGCGGCAGGTGGTGATACTAGTACACCAGTTATATTAACTATTAATAGTGGTGTAACAGTTGGATCGACATCAACAAGCACACCGGCTATGAAAACTGACACAGGTTGGTCTAATGGTGTAACAATTAATATTACTAACAATGGCTCTATTGTAGGAGCTGCAGGCGCTAATACAACAACCAATCCTTCTAGTGGAGGTGGCAACGGAGGTGGTGGCACAAATCATCCAAATCAGGGTGGTCAATTTCCACCGGGTTCAGCAGGTCAAGGACATTCAGGATCAGCTTCATCATCTAATAATGGTGGTGTAGCATTTGAACATTCGCAAACTGGCGATAATAATCTTTCTGTAATTTTTGATACAGCGGGAACTAGAACTGGTGGAGCTGCTGGCACAGCTACCTTTGTTGGAAATGGAGGTGGCGGCGGAGGTGGCGGCTCAGCTTTTGCAACACCACACAGGTTTGGTACCGGCGCAGGAGGAGGTGGCGGCGCAAATGGTGGTACAGGCGGCCCAGCATATGGAATGCATTGGCATAGTGCAATGCGAGGCGATAATGGTGGATCAACAACAGGTGGTGAAGGTGGACAACCTTACAACCCTGGTCAAGCAATAGGTGGTGTTGGTGGTGATGGTGGAGATATAGGGCAAGCAGGTCAGAACGGACAAGCGGGTAACCCATTATCAGCCGGTCCATATACACCTACATCAGCATCAGCAGGTGGAGCTGCGGGTTCAACAGGAACAGCGTCAGGATCAGCAGGTTCAGCACTATCAGGAAATACAGGACAAATATCATAGGAGTAAAACATGGCAACATTGACAGCAAGAAGAACTGAAGGAGGTCAATTTACTCCTGACGATACTATAGAAGTAACATTTGATTATGATGGAACTTTAATATACTGCGTACACTATTTAGAAATAGTTAGTGGCGCAGAGGTTACACATGGTGGTGGAGCATCATCATCTACACCATTACATTACAAAGCAATAGAAAGAGATGCAGATGGTGATGGTGTAATTGATTACAGCACCGTTACGATGAAACTAGTGCAAACAGAAAAAGGTACTGCTGTAGTTAAGGCTTGTGCAAAACTAATAACTCAAGCAGATTGGAATACTTACAACACTAATCTTACTAATTGGTTAACAGCTAATTGCACACCGTCTGATACAGTAGAGCGAGAAGAAAGCGAAGGATTTAGGCATTCAGATGGTAAAACGTATATAGCTAACGATGGTGTTTCAATGGATGATAGACCACTACCACCTGCTGAAACTGAGTATAAGACAGGAGATATTACTTTAGTATATACAGACGATGATCCTGTCTAAATAATGTAATACACGCAAAAGGAGGATTGCATGATAGATCATTTATTTCCTATACCTATAGGCATATATGAAAGAACATTAAAAATTACAGATGATGAATTAAACTTCATCAAAAACTTAGAACGTAGATCAAACAAATCTAACGATACGACAGTTGATAGTTTTATATTACAGAATAAAAAACTAAATAATCTGTACAAATTTTTTAAACAATGTTTAGATGAATATCTAGAGCAAACTATAGCGCCTGATCAAGAACAAATACAATTCTATATAACACAATCTTGGGCAAACTACACAAAAGGTGGCGAATATCATCAATTACATAAACACCAAAATTCTATAGTATCAGGTGTTTTTTATCCACAAGTTGAAGAAAACGATAATATTACGTTTCGCAATTATGACGAAACAGCAGGTACACAGTTACCATTGTTAATACATCCAGTTTCATTTAATAGATACAACTCTGTGACGTGGAAATACCCTGTAAAGGTAGGTCAGTTGTATTTATTTCCTAGCGCTTTACAACATTGCGTTGAAACATTACCAAAAGATCAAGAAACAACAAGAATTTCATTATCTTTTAACACTTGGTGTCAAGGTCAATTAGGTGATCCTACTCAGCTCAATGCATTAAATCTTATAAAGGAGGAAAGATATGATATTGCTGAATAAACTGACAACACATGAAAAACAAAAAGAAATTTTGTTAGATAGAATAGAAAAATACAAGCTGAAAAAAAATTGCATATTGCCTACGAAATATGCTTCAAAAAACAATGATAACCGTGTTTACTCAGATTATCATTTTAATAATACAGAAAAATTATTTAAAGACGATTTTTTTGAACACAAAGAGTTAGTAGAATTGTTAGCTAATATTGGCACAACAATGCACATGAATATGTTTGGTAATTTTTCAGTTAATAGAGATGATGCATGGTTTCAACAATATAGTGAAAATTCAGAACATACGTGGCATAACCATTCAAGAACACAGTTTACTAATATTTATTTTCTTGAGTTGCCTGACACAAAATACAAGACAGAAATTTGTGGACTCAATGGTAAATTAATTGAGTACGAAGCAGAAGAAGGTGAAATATTAACCATGCCTGCGTTTTTGTTACACAGATCGAAACCTAACGGATCAAAGCGTAAAACAATTTTATCTTTTAATACTAATTACCAAAGTGCTTAGATGAATAAACTACATTTATTAGCAGGTTTGCCAAGAACTGGAACAACAGTATTAGGCGCTATATTAAATCAAAACCCTGAAATGTATGTGTCTACAACATCGTCTTTTGTCGAATTGTTATGGCGAAATTATTCATTATGGTATGACGAAAAAGAAATACCATGCTTAGACACACAAGCTATAAAAAGAATGAAACATGAGTACCTCAGAAACGTAGGCAACATATGGTTTGAAAATTTAACAGAAAAAAACATAGTTATAGACAAAAGACGTATATGGCACAGCATCCCAAACATAAAAATGTACAAAGAAATATATGGAGTCAAACCAAAAATTATCTGTACAGTAAGAGATATAGCAGAAATTGTTGTGTCGTTTATGAAAGTATTTGAAGCGAATGATGAACTTTTTGTGCATCACAAATCTTTAAACGGTGAAATGTATGGGGTAGTATATGATCGTTTAAAAGAAACTTTTTTTGATAGCTATTTTACTGAGTGTATACATATTGTTGAATACAACGACATTTGTAACAATACAGAAAAAACATTAAAAAACATTTACAAGTTTTTAGAAATTGAACCGTATAAGCACGATCTTAAAAACATTGAAGTTTTTGAACAAGAAGGTAACCATCATTTTAAGAACTTACATGATATAAAAGGCACTTTAAATCCATCAGAAACAAATTTATTAGATTATTTGACACCACATGAAATTGACAAATACAACGCTGATATATTTTGGAAAACAAACGGATGATTAATTTTGACAATGTAGACGATTATGTTGTTACAGATAACTTTATGCCAAAAGCATTTTGTGAAGAATACATAGAAAAAATTACAAAGCACAAGTGGGAAAAACACGTATGGACACAACACGACAAACCTGATGAGTTTTTTTCAAGAGAAAATGAAGAATTAGATGTGCTTGATATACAAGGCGAATTGCACGAATTACTAAGTCCTTATGTTTTTCAAGCTATAAATAACTATCAGTCTAAATTTCAGACACCTGAAATGAAAGTACAAGCTGTACCGATAGGTCAATATTCAACTCCACGTTTAAATAGATACTCAAAAGGTCAAGGTATGGCAAAACATCAAGATCACATCAGCTCTCTGTTTAAAAATTGGGAAGGAATACCAGTTTTAAGCATAGTAGGTGTATTTAATGATGACTATGAAGGTGGTAATTTTATGTTGCGAGATAAAAAAATTGACTTGAAAACAGGAGATATATTGATGTTTCCATCATTGTTTATATACACACATGAAGTAACTTTAGTTACAAAAGGTGTTCGTCATTCTTTTGTAAGCTGGGCATACTAGGTTAAACTATGAATATGAAAACAAAATTAGCCTTATTTTTAATAGTTTTTGTGTTTCCTGTACTTGCAGTTGACGAAAGCTCAATAACGCAAAATACGACATCTACGGTGACTACAAAGTCAGAAAACGAAACTACAGTTTACTCACCACCACCAAGCGCCATATCACCAAACGTAGGTGGCACAAATTCAGATTTATGTACGATCTCATCTAGTGGTGCTATGGGTACACAAATATTTTCATTAAGTCTAGGTGCTACATATACTGAAGAAAATTGTATAAGACTGAAAATGGCTAAGACATTGTATGATTTTGGTATGAAGGTTGCCGCAGTAAGCCTTTTGTGCGCTGATCCTTCGGGTGAAGTGCATCGCAGTATGGCTATGGCCGGGACTCCCTGCCCCTATATGGGTTTAATAGGCTCAGAGGCTACTGCAGCATGGGAGGTGCATAGCGATGAAATTCCTGTTCCTAGCATAGACTTGCAAAAAACTACGGAGGAGAAAAGAGATGATGTTATTAAGATCATGGGCGCTATTGCTTCTGCTTTTTTGTTCTTCTAGCGTAACTGCTTACAGTTTTGGCTACACACCTAACGTAGCTATTAGTGGCTTAGAATGGACAATGACTCCTACTTATCTTGGTGCTAATGGTATTGGTGGTATGGATGTATCAGGTGTCACTTACAAATACACACCAATAAAAAACAAAGAAGATGATTACGTTGTTACTCTTGAGAATGACAAAGTAGGTGGTGGTTATGTGTTTCAAGACAAACAAGATTGGTCACAACGAGAAGGTGGTATTGAGGTAAGAAGAACTATTGCTTTGCCATACACTCCTATTGCAGTATTTGGCGATGGTAGGCTAAAGCAAGAAGGCACAGGAAGTATAGAAAATGCTGATGTTAGATATATCTATAGGTTTGATCCCTGCTTTGATCCTCAGAGCGATCCTAATTGCCCCGGTTATAAAAAACCTAAACCACCTCCATTGCCTAAAATTCCTGAGTACGATGCGTTGCAAGATGAGTCAGTAGCTATAGCACAAGCTGAAACAGACAAAAAACTAATAGAAGAAGAACAAGCAAAAAAAGAAGAAGATGAAGAGGAGGAAAAAGAATCACTAGAGGTTATGTTAGCTGATGTAGAAAACGCTATAACAATGGCAAACGAAATATCGCAATCAATTGTATTACAACAGCTTAATAAAGTAACAAATTTAACAAACTACTATGCATCCACTATACCTGACAACTACTACCCTGATGCTGTTGCTTTACAAGGTGGTAC